GAGATGGTTCGACACCAAGTCCTGACGCATTAGTTGGAGTACAAAAATTAGCTGCATTAAACAGTAATACGGCAACAAGACATATTCTTGATGCAGGTCTGTCGATGACCAAGAAGTTAGCTGAATGTATATCAATTAGAATATCGGACATCTTAGAGTTCTCTCCATATAGAGAGCAGTTCGCTATGCAGATTGGTAAGTACAACATTGCTATATTAGATGATATTAAAGAATTGTACTTGCGTGATTTTGGTATTTTTATCGACTTAATGCCTGATGAAGAAGAGAAGCAAATGCTTGAGGAAAACATTAAGATTGCTTTACAGACGGGTCAAATATTCTTAGATGATGCGATTGATATTAGAAACGTTAAGAACATCAAACTAGCTAACGAGCTATTGAAAGTCAAACGTAAAAAACGTGAGGTATTAGTTCAAGAGCAGAAGCAAGCAGATATGCAAATGCAAGCTCAGATGAACCAACAGTCGGCAATGGCTGCGTCTCAAGGTAGATTGCAAGAAGCTGAGATGGGAGCTCAATATAAAGCTCAGTTGAAAGAGATTGAGACTGCTATGGAGATTAAGAAAATGCAATTTGAAGTTAATGCTAAGAAAGAATTAATGGAGATTGAGTTCAATTATAATATGCAACTTAAAGGGATTGAGGTTGAAGGAATGAAGAAAGTCAATGACGAGAAAGAAAAAGCTAAAGACAAGCGAGTGGACTTGCAAGCGTCAAGACAATCTGATTTAATAGAGCAACGTCAAAAAGAATTACCAGCAAAGAACTTTGAATCAACGAATGATTCATTAGGGGACTTTGATTTAGAATCATTTGCACCAAGATAAAATAAAGAATATGACACCAAGTAAGTTTATCGGAACGTTGTTCCAATCGAGAGATGCAATGCACATCGCTCATTTACAGACAACGTCTTTTGCTGAGCATAAGGCATTGAATGAATACTATGAAGGTATATTAGATTTAACCGACTCATTTACTGAGAAGTATTTCGGAAGAAATAAAAGAGTAGATTTTGTTATCCCTGAATCTAAGAAGTTGCCAGCAATGGAGCACTTGAAAGATATGCAAAAAATCATCGAGGCTGAGAGAGATAATTACGCAAGTGATTTACAAAATATCATGGACGAGATGTTAGGTCTTGTAAATGAAACGCTTTATCTTTTGACTTTAGTATAGGTCAAAATTTTAAGTAAAAAATAATATCTAAATTTGTAACAAATTAAATAAAATATAATGGCTGAATTTACTGTTAAATCGGTTGAGTTCGAGGAACAAAAATCGGTTGCTGAAATTGAGGAACAATTAATCAATGAGCACGAACAAAAATTAAACGGTGGTACTCCTGCAATTGTTGAGGCGAATTTCGTTGATAATGAAATTGTAGAAGAACCAGGATTAGACGATAATATCGTTCTTTCACATATTAATAAAAAGTTCGGAAGAGATTACTCTTCTTTAGATGAATACTCTAAAGAGCCTGAGAAAATTGTTGAGAAAGAAGATTTACCTGAAGATGTAAATGCTTTCTTACAGTTTAAAAAAGAAACAGGTAGAGGTCTTGAGGACTTTTTAAAAGTTAATAAAAACTTTGATGACGTTGATTCAAAGTCACTATTGAAGGATTACTTGAGAGAGCAAAATCCTGAACTAACAAAAGAAGAAATTGATTTCGAGTTTAGAAAGCGTTTCGACTTTGACGAGGATTTAGATGACGATGATGAGATTAATTCTAAAAAAATAGATTTCAAAAAAGAGCTTAGTAGAGCAAAAGGTTTTTTTGAAGAACAAAAGGAGAAGTACAAAATCCCTCTTGAGTCAAGAATGGAGAAAACTTTAACAGCTGAACAACAAAAACAACTAGACGACCTACGAGCACAAATGGAATCTTCTGAGAAAGTAGCTCAGGAAAATGAAAAGCGTTCACAGTTTTTTGCTGAAAAAACAGAAGAACTTTTCTCTAAGGAGTTTGAAGGTTTCAAATTTAAAGCAGGGGAAAAGGAAATCGTTTACAAACCAGCTGATGCTGAAAAACTAAAGGAGCAACAATCAGGTCTATCGACATTCGTTTCAAAATTCTTGAATGAAGATGGTTACTTGAAAGACGCATCTGAATTTCATCGTTCTATCGCTATTGCATCAGACCCAAATGCTTTTGCTAAATTCTTTTACGAGAAAGGACAAGCTGACATGGCAACCGACCATTCAAGAGATTCTAAAAATATCAATATGAATCGAGGGTCAGAGATACCAGCACCAGCATCAGGTTTTCAAGTAAAAGTTGTTGATGATAATCAAAGCAGAGGCTATGGAATCAAAAGCAAATTTAAAAACTAAAAATTAAGAAAAAATGGCAGGTTCATTACAAAGCAGCCCTGGTTACGATTTACAACCGAGTGCTAAAAAAGCAACATTACCTACTAACTACATCACTAACTTTGACTTCTTGAATCAGTATCTTCCTGATACTTACGAAGCTGAGTTTGAGCGTTACGGTAATCGTACAATTAACTCTTTCTTACGTCAAGTAGGAGCAGAGATTCCATCTAATTCAGATTTGATTAAATGGACAGAAACAGGACGTTTGCATACTAAATACGCTAGCGTATCAACAGCAGGTTCAACAGGAAATGATACAGCAGTAATGACAGTAGCTGACTCAGGGATTACAGCTTGTAACTTCCGTGTTGGTGAGGTAGTGTTTTTATCAAACAACGCAGCTAGCCAATCAGCTAAAGCGATTATTACAGCAGTATCAGGATTGACTTTCACAGTTGCTTTCTATGCAGCAGGTGGTCAGCCTTCTTCTTTCGCAGGAGCAACATTAACGGCTTTCGTTTATGGTTCTGAGTTTAGAAAAGGTGCAAACGGATTGCAAGGTTCTTTGGAAGCACAACCGTTGATTTTTGAAGTATCTCCTGTTATCATCAAAAACAAGTATGCAGTTTCAGGTTCTGACATGGCTCAAATTGGTTGGGTTGAAGTTACTACTGAAAACGGAGCAACTGGTTATTTATGGTACTTGAAATCAGAGCACGAAGAAAGACTTCGTTTTGACGATTACTTGGAAATGATGATGGTTGAGCACGTTCAAGCTGAATCAGGTTCAGGAGCAATCGCTACATCTGGTGATATCGGTAACAAAGGAACTGAAGGTTTATTTGCTGCTGTTGAATCAAGAGGTAATGTTTGGTCAGGTGGTGTTCCATCTACATTGAGTGATTTCGATACAATTGTTGGTCGTTTGGACAAACAAGGAGCTATCGCTGAGAACGCATTGTTCTTGAATCGTGATTTCTCTTTCAGCATTGACGATATGTTAGCTGCTCAAAACTCTTACGGAGTTGGTGGTACGTCTTATGGATTGTTCGACAATGATGAGAAAATGGCTATCAACTTAGGTTTCACAGGTTTCCGTAGAGGTTACGATTTCTACAAAACTGACTGGAAATACTTGAATGATGCAACTCTTCGTGGAGGTATCGTTGGTGGTGTTGTAAATGGTGTTTTAGTTCCAGCAGGAACAATGAACGTTTATGACCAAGTAATGGGTAAAAACGCAAAACGTCCATTCTTGCACGTACGTTACAGAGCTTCTGAAGCTGAGAACAGACGTTACAAAACTTGGATTACTGGTTCTGCTGGTGGTGCAATGACAAGTGACTTAGATGCGATGGAGGTTAACTTCTTGTCTGAAAGAGCACTTTGTACGCTAGGAGCTAATAACTTCTTTATCTTCAAATAAGAATAACAATTAGAGAGGGGTTGAAATATATCCCTCTCTTTTATTTTAAATCAAATTAAAATCAAATAAAATGAAAGCAAAAGAAAAAAGGTACATCCTAGAGGGAAGTGCACCATTAAGTTTTTTATTACAGGCTAGAGATATGCCTACATCAAGATTGTTATATTTTGATGAAAAGAAAGGTAAAAACCGAAGTCTTAGATATTCAAAAAATCAACAGTCACCATTTGTCGATGAGCAAGATGAAAATGTTGTTTTAGAGCCAATCGTTTTTGAAGACGGTGTATTAACAGTTCCTGCTAACAACCCTGTATTGCAACAGTTCTTAGAATTACATCCATTGAACGGTGATGTATTTAAAGAGTGGGACCCAGCAGCTGAAGCAGAGGCTTATGTTAAGCATGAGAACTTAATATTAGATGCTCAAATTAAAGCAAGAGAAATTTCTGTTGAGAAAAAGATTACAATTATCAATATCTTCTTAGGTAAAGATGCTTCTACATGGGAGAAATCTGAGATTACTAGAGCTGTTATGAACATTGCAAAATCTCAGCCTGATGATTTCTTAGATGCCTTAGATAATCCTGATACTGATATTGAGGATTTAGCTATTCGCTCTATGAAAGACGGATATGTTTCTCAAAGAAACAACGGAAGAGATTTCCATTACAACTTAAAAGACAATAAGAAACGTATGTTTTCTGTGCCTTTTGAAGATGACCCATTGAAATGTTATGTTTCTTGGTTAAAATCTCCTGAAGGACATGAGTTCTACCAATACCTTGATAAGAATATTGAGGAATAACATTCTCAATACTACTACTGATAAAAAGCACTTACGAAAATGGGTGCTTTTTTGTTACCTTTGAATTATAAAAAAAAATATTTGAGTAATGATATATGAAACAAAAAACAGATTAGAGGTATCTACCCCTAAAGGGAATGGTATCATTTGGCTAGTTATAGATTATGGTCACGAGACTGACACTATCTATACAGTAATAATTAACGATACGGGAGAGATGTGGCAGTTTACTCATAAAGACATTAAAGTAAAAAATAACATCACTTTCGGTAGAAATAGTTCTAAATAAATAATATTACCTTTGTACTTTATTAATCCAAAAACAAAACAACAATGGAGAAGTTTTTAAGAATCCCAGTAACAAATGAGCAAACTCAAATTGTATCTGCAACAGGTATCGTATTGATTGAGCAAGAAACAGCAACAACAGTTCAAATTCACTACAAATCTAGTACAGGAACAGATGTTGTAACAATTACACACGCATCAGCAGGTTCAGGTAATGAAGCTATGCGTGATGCTATCCAAGATGCGGTTATCGCTGCATTAGGAACGCCATGGACAAAACCATCGTTCACGGTATCTAATTTGCCATACGCAGTTTCAGGTATTGCTATCGCTTAATAGATTGAGCATTATTTTGAAAGGGCACTTTAACGAGTGCCCTTTTTTATTATCTTTGTATTAAAATGTAAAGTAATGATAAATACGGTTAGAAATGCAGTATTGACTATCTTATCGAAAGACAATCGAGGCTACGTAACTCCTGAAGAATTTAACTTAATGGCAAAGCAAGCTCAAGTTGATATTTTTGAGCAATATTTCTATGACTTTAGTACAGGCGTTGTAAAAAGAAATGCACGTATTTTTAATACGGGTCATGCTAACGTACCTGAGAAGATTGAGGCGGTAATTGATACGTTCATTGTACCTGATGAGCCTTTACAATATAACGGCACAACTGATACTTTCTTTTTGCCAGGAACTAACCCTGCCAATCCAACGCAACCTACATTGTATAAAACAACAAATTTATTATACAACAATAATGTTGAGGTAGAGAAAGTTAACTACACTAAGCTAAACAGTTTGTTAATATCAAACTTTATGGCTCCTAATGTATCAAGACCTATTTACAGTCTAAAGAACGATGGGATAAAAGTTTACCCTGATATTATAGTGGACAATATGACTATTAATTATATCAGAAACCCTAGAGACCCTAAATGGACGTATGCTGTTTTAGCGAACGGTGAGCCTTTATTTAATCAGTCTGCTTCTGACTATCAAGATTTTGAATTGCCTGAAAGTGATTTTGTTAAAATCGTAACAAAGATTTTACAGTATGCAGGATTGTCGATTAGAGAAAATGATGTAGTACAATTGGTCAATCAGGAGGAACTTCAAGATATTCAACAAAAACAATAAGAAATGGAATACATAAGTAACTATCAATATTATACGAATGGCGGAAATATACCTGAAGATGTAAATTGGGGTAGCTATCAATATCTTTCTTTGAAGGACATTGTTAATAATTTCATGTTGTTTGATGTTGGTGCTGATAAGTTGGTTGACAATGTGCCAAGGTATGAGGTTGTTTACCACGCAAAGAGAGCCATACAAGAACTTAATTACGATGCACTAAAGAATATAAAGGTAGTCGATATGGAGGTCGGAGATAACCTTAAATTCATCTTACCTGCCGACTATATTAATTACGTCCGTATGTCCATTCTTGTGGACGGTCGTTTGACTGTATTGAATGAAAACCGTCAGGCAAATTCATCTTCCGCTTATTTGCAAGATAATAATCTCGACTTTTTGTTCGACCTAGAAGGTCAAGTGATTACGGGGCAGTCCGCTTTAGATATTAAAAGACTTGAGCAAAGCCAGTATTTCGGTCCAGGCGAATACTGCGGCAGTTATGGTTGGCTATATGACGATAGTTGGTACTTCAGGTATCAATTGATTGGATTCCGTGATGATGACAAAGACGGACCGACATTCCGAATTAACAACGGGGTGATTGATTTTACATCAGGTGCTAGAAATCGTACTATCGTACTAGAGTATATCTCTGACGGTATGGAGAATGGTGATGAGTCATTAATGACTGTTAACAAATTGGCAGAAGAATTTATCTACGCATATATCAGTTATTCTATCTTATCAAGAAAAGTCGGGATTCCTGAGTATCAGGTCAAACGATTGAGAGATAAAAAGACTGCTATGTGGCGTAATGCTAAACTTAGAATGTCTAACTTGCATCCTGCTAGGATTGCAATGAGAATGAATAATAGATTCCAAAATAGATAACATGAAAGACCAAACTAAAAATTTCTCTAGTGGAACGATGAATAAGGATTTTGACGAAAGGCTTGTGCCTAACGGTCAATATCGTGATGCGTTGAACTTTAGAGTTGGTACTTCAGATGGGTCTGACGTTGGTTCAGGTAGAAATATTAAAGGTAACGTAAATGTTGCTGATATAGGTGACTTATCAGGGCGTGATACTCTAGGTGTAAGAACTATTGGTGCTATTGAATATGACGCTAGAAGTGTTATTTATTGGTTTGTTGCGGGAGATTTTTTTGATGGTATCTATGAGTTTAGCGAAACAACAGGTATTTCAACGAGAGTTTTACAGTGCAATAAGGCTGGTGCAAACTCTCCTAGTTTACTGAACTTCAGTAAGGATAATATAATCACAGGTCTAAGTTATGTGGCAATAAACGCACAGAACGGATTTTTATTTTGGACGGACAATCTAAATCAACCACGAAAGGTAAATATTGAGAGAGCAAAATCTTACGATATAGATGACCCTAGAATTGAAAAAGATACGCCTGTTATATTAACACCACCTTTGTATTCTCCACACATACAGTTAGTTAATGATGCTTCTCAGTCAAATAATATGTCTGAGAAATTTTTATATTTCTCTTATAGATACAAATACATTGATGGGCAGTATAGCAGTATGTCACCATTCTCCGCTGTATCTTTCGGTGCTAAAAACTTCGTGTACGATTTTGGTGAGGGATTTAATAAGGCAATGGTCAATAACTTTAATTCAGTAAAAGTTTCTTTTGAGACTGGTGATGAGTTTGTTGAGTCTATTCAAGTATTAGTTCGAGATACAAATAATATCAATGTAAGTATAGTTGACACTTATTCTAAGAAAGAACTATTCATAGACAATAACACAAGTTATAATATTACATTTACTAATAATAAAATTTACTCAGTACTTCCTGATGAACAAGTGTTAAGATTGTTTGACAACGTGCCATTGCTTGCGAAAGCACAAAGTACTGTTGGTAACAGATTGGCATACGGTAATTACGTTCAGTTTAGAGATATAACAGATTGTTATAATCAACAAATAAAAATAGATTACACTTTATCTTTAAAGACAGAGCCTGTTGCTGTTAACTCGGCTGCACAAACCTTCAGAAGTGATAGAGATTATGAGGTTGTCATGTTCTACACTGATGATAAAGGTAGGATGACTACTGCGTTGACTTCTGAGAATGATACGCTTTATATTCCGCCTCAAAACTCTGTGACCGCAAATAGTATAATGGTCAACATTAACCATACTCCGCCATGTTGGGCGACTAACTATCGTTTTGGAATTAAACAATCTAAGAATTTATATTATAATATATTCCCTATATTGTTTTATGCAGACGGGCTTTATAGATATTTCTTGATTAACAAATCTGACATTGACAAATTTAAAGTTGGAGAGTATCTTATATTCAAGTCTGACGGTGCAGGTCCAACATTGAGCAATAAAAAATATAAAGTATTAGAACTTGAGAATAAGCCTGCTGGTTTTATTACGGGTAATGCGACAACTGAGCTTGCTGGTCTTTATTTTAAGATTAAAGTAAATACTGTCTCTGAATTTAATCCTAATTCATTGGTTACTTTTAATGATACGGAAGAAGGAAGTAATAATTTAGAGACACAAAATACATGGAATGGGATTCAAGGATTTGCAAATTATACTCCTGTTGGTCAATCTTCTTCTGTTTGTGAACAACCTATTTATTATGGCAATTCAAATCCAAATGGACTACAATTATTTAACAACACATTTACTGGAAATAGTGATTTAAGAATAACTATTGAGATTCAAACACCTACAACTTTTAGATATACAATTGACGTATCAGCAACAGGTGGTTGGGTAGAAAATAATCCGATAACAACTTCTCCAACAGGTATAAATGTGTTTGGTCAAGATGTTTGTTTTATATTATGGAATATACCATCGGTTGTAAATACAGGCTTAGTACCTGGAGATAGATGGAAGATTAATTGTAGAAGAAGTGGAAACTTGACAGGTAACTATTTTGGAGGAGTAGGAATACCAGCAACAATAACAATTATATCTCCAGGAGATTGGGGGGGTGCATCAGTTT